ACGTTCTTCTGTATAGAAAGTCTGCAGTAGGTTCAATACTCGTTCAGCTAAGTACTGCCGTGTCTTACGCAAGTTATCAAGCGGTACTTGAATCATAATTGCACCGCGATTCTGCTTCGCTTGTATCGCTACGCCGCTAACTTCAGCAGAATCTGACCCAAGCATTGAGTCATTAATACCAGAAATAGTTTGTATATTAGCTGCAGCTTTCTGACCAATACGATCTAACCCTGTTGGTATCTGATTAGGTTGTATTTTAACTGGGGGAGTAGAACCACGGTTGTATTCAAGAACCAATCCAGTCTCTGCACCGTGTTCTTCCAAATCGTCTGTCTGCATACCAACTAGTGAACCACTTTCTACCATCCAGCCTGAGTTAGCCGTGGTATTGACTATATGTAATTCTTGCGAAGCAATTTTATTAAGCTGTTCTTGTGGCGATAAAAGATTACGTACCATACCAAACGGGCGACCACGCCGAAAATAAGCAAAGAAAGGCACCACAGTAAAATCGTTGTACGGTGACCAGTCATCATGTAAGACAACTTTATCAGCGGTTACTGTCCAACGAACTTTACGCTTTACTTTAGAGATAACGTTTAAGCCGTACTCTTTTGCAAACTTTTTCGTTTTCCGGTCTGACCAATTTTCCGGTACGTCCCGTTGGTCGCCTGTCATAGGATCAACAAAACAATCAATCCTCTGCATCTTTTTATGCTGACGTTCTATGACACGAACTGACCTGACGTTTTTGTAATCATCCTCGCTAGGAACACCCGCGCCAAAATAGTCATCAGTAGGATCAAGGTCACCGAAACGAGTTTCTTCGTATTCAATGCTGTCACGCCCATACCCGTTACCATTCTCCGCAATAAACCGTATGTTTTCTGCTTTTTCTTTACCGTAAAGTTCTTGAATCTCATCCATAGACATCCAGCGTGTCTCGTAGACTTCGTTCCAAGTTCTTGGATCAGAGTCTTTTGCATCTGGGTCAATAAGAATATCTAACGGATCTTTTGCAGTAATCCGAATCTCACCTTCAACATGATCGCTAAAATCCATTCGTACATCAAAATAACCGCGACCATCCATAATCAAACCGTCGCTAAAAACTTGCTGTTCTACCCAGTCAAGACGGTTGTTATCTGAGATCTGCATAAATAATTTATTTAAGGTCAAAGCTACTTCATTGTCGCCATTGCGTCTGGGTTTAAACTTAATATCTGCGCGGCGTGAAGCCTGTTCTCCAAGAACCGTATTAATAGTAGGTAGAATTGTATTAATCGTTAACGCAGGTCGGCCTTCTGCTTCAAGTACTGCAAGGTCATGCTCGTCCCACTGGTCACCTCTGTAAAAAGCATCACACTTCTTAGCCATTTCAATATAGTCAAGATGCCCGTTATCACGTGCTCTTGTGTAACGGCTCCACTGCGTAGCAGCTATTTCCGCTTCTACTGCTGGGCTTAATTTTTTCATCATAATTCTTCACCATCTATATAGAATGGACTTTTACCTTGTGAAATACGCATACGGGCATGTGCTCTAGCAGTATCTATTATCTGCTTATGCATTGGATTATTTTTCGTATCCCACCCCTCTCCCCCTCGCATATTACGCATATATTCTATAGCTTCAGGTGTTTGCGTTGGCACCATTGTTGGAATGGGAGTCCTCTTCTCATCCCCTAAGTCAGTAGAGAACTCAGTCATAGTCCCGCCATCGACTAAGTTTTTAATTGGCCCTAAAAACCCATGCGATGATTTCTTTGAACCATCGGCACGGTACATCGAGGGATCATAGTTATCGCCTAGTTTTGTTTTAGGCTCCTCTTTACGCATACTACCCTGTGCTAACTTAGTTTTAGATTCTGCCATTATGCACTCATCGCTGATTTTGCTTTATCTGGTTTATTTAAGACGTTTAGACGATCACGCCAAGTTGGTTCATGTACTACAGGTGCTTGGTAAGTTGAGAACTCAGTCATCATCAAACCCAGCCACGCAAGTGCATCTACTTGGTCATCGTGTATACCGCTTGGGAAACGTAGCAATTCTGCCACCATTGAGCCTGTAAACATAGCGTCCCTTGGAAAGAAGACCATGCCCTGTTGCATTCGACCTTGTATCGCTCTTGCCCTTGCTTCTTTATCACGCCGACCTGTCTTCAGATCCTTAACGTACATTTCGTATAATCCGCGCTCACGGATACGCTTCTCAAGGAATGGACCTAATGCCATTTCGATGTGACCTTTCTCAATGCCAACCATTGAAGGTTTCCATTCTTCATAAAGATCAAGGATGCGTTCAACAATTTCAAACCCGTCGTACCTGCCACGCACAACATCCATGATATAAAGTTCGTCACGTTCATTGACCCCTACGACCATCCCTACTGTGTAGTCATTACGATCACGTTTACCAATCGCCAAGTCCCACGCACAGTAGTAACGCATTTCATCAAGAGCAACATCTTCAATGTTGTAATACTGAATCATGTCACGGGTGAAATACTCACCGTCATCTGAAACTGGGTTCTGCTGGTAGAGTGCTGACCAGTCCCGTGGTCCAACTGCGTTACGAATTTGTCCCAACGCATCTAAACTGTAACGTTCTGCGTGAAGTGCCTCACCCTGTTTTCGATACGGCTCGTCTTCTTCTGCAACTGCTGGGTAACGTACCACTTCCCAAACGTCACCACCATCTTCCGTTGCTTTTAGCAATCGTCCCGCCAAGTCGTCGTCATGCCATCGAGTTAAGATTACGAGAATACCACCACCTGGGGCTAATCGAGTATAAGCAGTCGAGGTATACCAGTCCCAGTTAGCAGCACGATTATTTTCTGACTCACTATCCTCACGGTTTTTAATCGGATCATCAATCACCAGTACGTGAGCACCTTTACCCGTGATACCACCACCGACACCTGCAGCAACATAACCACCACCCGCAGTTGTTAACCACGCTTCCGCAGACTGCGAATCAGGATCAAGCCGTGTTTCAAAAGCTGTTTTATACGTGGGTTCACGGAGCAGTTGACGAACTTTACGAGAGAACCCCATAGCCAACGAGCCTGAGTAGGAACAACTGATAAATTCCTGATCTGGGTTTCTACCCAAGTGCCAAGCTGGGAACGCAACTGAGGCCAACGTGCTTTTACCGTGTCGGGGTGGCATAAAAAGCATAAGTCTTGGAGATTTCTTTGCCACCACATCCCGACTGAATTGTTCCAAGCGTCTGCAAATATCTTTATGAACCCACCCCGCTTGATAATCGCCGTTGAAGCGTTCGACAAATGGTAAGAGCCGTTTGCGAGTAAGGATTCTAAGGGCGAGTTCTCTTCTGGCTTTTTCTTCAACGGTTGACTCCTCTGTAATTTCTTCCGGTGGAGCCGCTGGTGCAGGGAGTGACTCCGTTCTATCTGCTTTGCAGTACACGCAGATACCATCTGCGCCGCTGAATAAAGTCTCTGCGTGTAAATTGTTACAAACGGCGCATTGATGCCGAATCACTTTGGCTCCAAATAAGCAGTCTCTCGACCAGCTATTTCCAAAAGTTCCTCATCGGTTAAACGTTCCAGCTGTTTAGCTGTGGTATTAAGGTTGATATTAATCTGGGTAGCAGCGTCTGGAGTGCCTAGCCCGTGCAACTTCACTAAAGAATCAACTGTGTTCTTCATCTCTGTGGCGTTTGCTGCAGATTGATAGGCTTCTATATACATATGGTGTGCATTATTACGATTGAATTTAACTTCTTCACGCATTTGCTCCCGAAAGTACTCTAAGGCACGAGCTACTTTAGGTAATTTGGAGGCGTTAAGTGCTGCCGTATACGTTCCATAACCAGCAGAACGCCCTGCCGCCGCAACTGTCATACCACTACTAATCATTAGTACCAGTCGTTCTTGTTGCACGGTTAATTCGCCAAGCTGAAGCCCCATGTAAGGAACATGCGCTTCAAACTCAGCGTGGGGCATCTCTGCCAGATCAGTCGATATAGTATCACCTGACTCGCTCATCAACGCATCTTATACAGAATGGGGCTTTTGGGACAAGTTTTTCTAGGAAAAATTTTGAGAAAAAAATTTCAAAAATTCATATGAATCGCTGAGACATCATCTCCCCTATCACTGGCAACCGCGCCCCCGTCCCCGAATCTACCCAATTGGAACCTTGTAATACACCCCCCACTTGGAACCTTGTCGCTAAGTAACCCCCGCCAAGCTGCCGCTTGTCGTGATGTCAGGTCACACTATGAGTCAAATGGCTCACAAACTAACCGTCCAAGGAGGACACTATCGTGGCTAAATCCACCAAGAAAGGAACACCTAAGTTCCTAAACTCAGCAGTAGTAAAACCACTACCCGAAAACGCACCAACATGGGTGATCGCTAAGATCGGCCTAAACGTACCGCAACTACTCGAAGACCTAGAACAGTACGAAGAAGACGGTCTACTAAACGGCGACTGGCTCAACGTAGAGCTAAAGCAAAGCAAAAACGGCAAGCTATACATCGACATCGATGATGGCTCATGGAAATCAAAAGCCAAAACTAAAGCAAAAGCTAAAGGCTAAACCCAACGGCCTCCCGAAAGGGGGGCCAAACCGGAGACAATACCATGATCAAGATAACAATTGATCCAAAGCTAAAGCAACAAATAAAGGCCAAGCTAGAACAACACAGGCCACAAGTACAACGAACACTCCAAGCAGCAACATCAGCAGCTAAAGCGTTCAAAGAAGAGCTAAAGAAGGAGAACCATCAGTGAATCTACCAAAGATAGCAACGTTCATCATCTGCGCCATACTAGGATACGGAGCACTAACCCTCTACGCCTACCACACCCAAGTGGTAATCTACTCGCAAGACCTCCCACCCAACATCGTCTGCATAAAGGACGAAATCCCCGATGCATACCTCTGCATCCCCGACGAAGACGTACCTTGGTACATAGAACTAAGGAACGACATCACCGAATCCCACCGACAGTACCACAACTACTAACAATTGCCCTCCGAAAGGGGGGCTTTTTTCCCCAAAGGGGATTGCCGATTGTGCCAGACACACTTTTTTTGGCAGGGACTGCCGATTGTGCCAGCTGAACCAGCTGCATTACCCACTCCTTCCGGCGCAGCCGCCGCTTACTAAGCGTGTGTCATGTGTGCCAAGTGTGTGTCAGGCACGTGTGTCAAGTTTCATACACATAAGCTATTGATTCTTATGGACATTTACAAATGTGTGCCAAGTGTGTCAGGTTTTTTCAATCTCGTTACTCATACACACACTAGAAAACAGAAGAAATTAGCCATTTATACAGTTAGTTTTAAATATTTCCATTTATAAAATAAAACTAGACACACATGACACACATTAAACAAAGGCTATATAAATCAAACATTTACCATCAGAAAAAGTTGACACACATGTGGCACACAACCAGACACACAAGCCCTTTTCAGACACACAAATGGCCTAACATTAAACGTTGGCTCAATGATAAGCAGCTGCAAGAGCTTACATTTTGACTAATTTGGCTACCGCTTGCAGCTGTGTCAGGTCACTTTATGAACCATTTATTAACTTTAAAGGAGAAACAAATGGCTTTTATAAATCTAGAAAAAGTCAAAGAGAAAGCAATAGCAGCAGGTAACTACACAGTAAACCTAGCAAGAGAAACGGTTGAATACGCCATCGCCAATCCAGAGGACGTAATGCTACTGATCGCCACCGTAGCTCTAATAGACATGGAATCCTCACTCGACAACATAGAAGAAGCTACTGAAGTATCTGCAACAGTAGACGTTCTAAACTACTCAGATAACTTAGGAGCTTAATATGATCAAACGATTCAAAGAATGGGCCAATTACGCTCGAAAGGTTCCTTTCACAAAGAAAACACTGATGTCGGTGCTCCAAAGCCAAGCACGAGAGATAACCGAACTGAAGCAAGAGAACAAAAAGCTAAAGTCTAGGACAAGAGACTTGAGCGGCATAGTAGAAAACTTAACGGGCGAAACATTCTGCGAAGTATGCAACGCCCCTGTCAGAAACAGCATTACACAAGGAGAGTATCAATGGGTTTAGCAGTTTCAATACCACTAGTACCCTTAATAAGAAGAGGCCATATTAGCTTTGAGAAAGCTCATTATGTCTCTGATGGTTTTGACTATGAAATACTCACAGCCGAGATATTTCATAAAAATTGGGGAAGCCAAATTAGGGAGGTTGATATATTTAATGACAATGGTATCCCTATAATCAATTTTAACCTTGGCTTTAACGCACCTGTTAGAAAAAT